CACAGGAGAATTACTACTTGAAGTATCGCCCTGTCCTAACGCTCCACTGCCACCAACTCCCCATACCCAAATAGTACCATCTGTTTTAACTGCACCCGCTTGATATATTCCTCCTGAAAATTCAGACCAATTAGTAAGCGCACCAATTTGTACAGGAGAAGAACGAGCAGTAGTATCTCCAAGACCTAATATTCCACTCGTATTATAACCCCATGCCCATCCAGTACCATCACCTTTAGTGGAGTATAAGTTATATGTCATACCCGAATTTGCTTTAGCCCAATCAGTAAGTGAGCCAACTTGTACAGGAGAAGATTCAGAAGTAGTATTTCCTTGACCTAATTGACCATTTTGATTTCTACCCCACATCCATAGCTGACCAACAATAGGAGGTTTAGGCCAAGTGCTTCCACCTTCTTCTTGGAAAACATTATCTATATCCCAAATACCAGAAGCCGAACCTCCCTCTCCAGCAGTAGGGGCAGTTATTGTAGGAGGTGTAGCAGAAACTACTCCACCCTTAAAGTTTGAACTCATAAATTATTCCTTACGAGATTTCTTCATAACTAATTGTAGCTACTAGATCACTAGATGCACTTGCAATACCACCTAAAGATTTATCTTCTTCTAAATAAATAGCGGTAGATTTATCAAGCACAACAAGAGCAGAATCGGCAGGTACAGATATTGTCGAAGCAATAGCTACGCCTGTTCCTCCTATATCATCTTGTGGGTATAAATTAACTGTAATATCCGCAGCAGAACTACCGTCTATATTGGTAATCATAAGCATATTAACTTTTAATACTTTACTGCTACTTGCGGCATTTGATAAGATTTCTGTAGCAGACGTACCAACAGCTACTTGCGCTGTTTTTGCGGTAATCGTTGCTACATTTACTACATTAGGGGCTGACATTTATAATTTCTCCTTTTAACCGAAAACCATAGCCATAGCAATAGCTTTGCCTGTTGATGCTTTAGTGTCCATTTGCGTTTGTATTGCAGAGGTAACACCGTCCGAATAATTGAGTTCTGCTGCGGTTGCCGTGACATTAGTACCGCCTATATCTAAAGTAGTCATTGAGACTTCTCCGGCTACTGTTAGTACTCCACTAGCTACTGTCATTAAATCCGTATCGCCAGTATGTCCAATAGTAGAACCATTTATAATAACATTATCAACTGTTAGAGTTGTTAAAGTTCCTAAACTAGTAATATTAGATTGTGCTGCTCCTGTTACTGTAGCTGCTGTTCCAGAAGCATTACCTGTTACATCACCTGTTAATGGCCCTGCAAAAGCATCTGCTGTGACTGTACCATCAAAGAAAGCGTCTTTAAATTCATTATCAGATTTACCAAGATCAATAATATTATCAGAACCGGGATAAAGCGCACCATCTTCTAAAATTAATTGCTTCTCATTTCCTGCATAGAAGTTAATTTTATCAGCATCTTCAAAATCTATTTTAGTTTGATCGTCTTCACCAATCTTTATATCTGTTGCGAGTAAGGAAGTAATTCCTGTTTGTGCTGCATCAACAGTAAAAGTTAAATCATAGGGATCGCCATCTGTGCCATTGTCTGTATCAGTCCAGTTTGTTGTAATACCTGATCCAATAAACTTTACTTCTTTAGCATTAGAGACAGTTACTTCAGTACCATCATCATCTTCAAGAATAAAGTTACTCATTGTACCTGAACCAGATGTTTGACTGTCTACATAGGCTTTCACAGATTGCTGTGTAGGTACAAGAGTTGCACTGTCTGAAGACATATTATCTTCATCAACCCAAGCAGTAACTCCTATTGTTCCATCAGATAATGTTCCAAAAGTTACTGTACCAGATGCTGTAACACCAGTACTTGATAACAGTCCAGTAGAAGGATTATAAGTTAAATCTCCATCAGATTCTAAACCTAAATTTCCTCCATCAACATCTCCACCCGCTGTAAAAATAATAGCATTGTTTTCATTTGTGCTTTCGTTATCTGTTATAGTTACAGTTGTAGCTACTGTAGCAGTAGAAGCATTTCCGCTTAATGCTCCAGTAAATTGTGTGGCTGTTAATACTCCAGAACTAGGATTATAAGTTAAACCCGTATCGCTTTCTGCTCCTTGACTTCCAGTAGCTCCATCCACAAATATCGGGTATACGGTTTCATCTGTGCTATTATTTGCCGATACCGTGAAATTATCTGCTGTGCCTGTAGTATCTTGGTTGAGAGTACCTATTACAAAATCTAGAGTATTATCTCCGTCTTCATAAGTAACTGTAATGTTTGTCTCAGTATTAGAGCTAACCATAGCTCCTACTGTATCAGCTATATATTCATTTAATGCTGTTCCATCTACAGTATAAGCATCTGCTTCTAGTGTTCCGTCAATATCTGCATTACCGGATATATCTAATGTAGCTGCATCTAGTTCTCCTGATATAGTGATATTAGTACCACCTGTCATAGCACCATCCATTGCGACAGCACCATTAATATCAATAGTAGTAGCATTAATTTCTATCTCAGTATCAGAAACTAAATCTAAAACTCCATCTGCTGATTGATAAATATATGTACCTGAATCACCAAATTGTAATTGATCGGTACTAGAAAGCAGAAGACCTGTATCAGCTACATGAGTTAAAGATACGTCTTGGTCATCTCCAAAATATACTACAGCTCCATCAGCAAGATAAAGATCACTAAATTCTAAAGACGTTGTTCCAAGAGCCGCTCCATCTGAAGCATCTGGTACAAAAGCGGTATTAGCTGTAATAGTTGTACCTACAATCGTAGTAGCTGAACTTGCACCAATAGTAGCTCCATCTACTGTACCGCCATTAATGTCGGCTGTATCAGCAACTAAAGCATCAGTTGTAACTGTTCCGTCAAAGTAAGCATCTTTAAATTCTAAAGAGCTTGTACCTAAATCAATATCATTATCTGTAACAGGTACAATAGCTCCATCTTGGATACGAATTTGTTCTACAGCAGCACTAGAAACTTCTACAAAGAAACCCCAACGATTATTTGTACTGTCTGCTACAATCTTGTTTAGAAAATCTTGATCGCCTATAGTATGTACATTACCGCCCTCTCCTGCTGTACCATCATGTTGATGACCTGTAGTACTACTGGAAGCATATGAAAACGCAGTTAGAAGTCTATTAAATTCATCGTTGAATAAAGCAGCAGTAATAGTATCTCCATCTGCCATCGAGCTTTGTCTTACATAACTTGTACCCATTATTATCTCCTACCGGAAGGTCTATAATCTACATATATACCATTTATTGAATAAGGTGCGCGAGTATCCTGACTATATACTTTAAAGGCTACATTATGCCCACTTCCTTGTACTGCCTGTCTTGCCATAGGGTCTTGAGAAGCTCCGAATACTGCTGTATTAAAAGTTGAATCCCCAAATACTGCCGGGGTTGGAATTGAATCCATTGTATATACAGGAGGTTGAGGTCTATTAGTATCATCAAAATCATACGTTATCTTTAATGTTGGCTGAACAGTTCCTTCAGGCGTAAAAGATATTTTTGTATAATGTAATGTTTTAAGTGTACCCGCATCTCCGAAATCTAAGTTAGGTGTTTTATATCTAGCATCTATATTTGTTTGTGTTCCTGCCGGATTAAAATCATTACCTGTATTATGGTTATAAACATATCCGTCTTTATCACCATGATATATTTGTTCTACACTATCGTTATCAAAGCCTGATGTAAATCCATGTGCTTGAATACCTATTGTTTCAGACCATTCAAATCCATTAGGAGTTATTGTACCTATCAAACCTTTTGACGTAGATGTAGAACCTGATGATGAGCTATAAAATAATCTGTATTGAGATTTACTTCTTAATACTGCGCTACTAATAGTATAAGTATCTATAGAACCTGCTATCTTTGACACTATAGATTGTATTTGTCGGGATACAGAGCTTAACTCTACGTCACCAATACGTGCTGTACCTGCAACTGTACGAAGCCCATCAGGACTTAAAAATATAAGATCGCCACCTATCTCTTGAATACTCTGTCCATCTAAGCATCCTACGTTTTGTGTTATAGGTGTAATAGCTATAGAAGCTGATATATTTATATCTGATAATTTATAGATACTATTTTTACAGAATATAATTAAATCACCACGAAAGCTCTTTAATCCAACTACCTGATCATCTAGTACAATACTTCCAGAACCACTAGAAGTAAAATCATTTATATCACTTGTTCCGCTATAATATATAGTATTAGGTGCTGTGGCTGCTCCGGCAACTACTAAGTGTTTATCGTGAATAGTACAAAATTTTGGATAATGTGTACTACTAACTGTAATTTCTTCATAAAAGAAAGTTCTGTCTGATAAAGCTCCTGTACCTGTCATTTTAAATAACGCAGGTTTAACTCCAGAACCTTTATCGGTAATAACTACTTCACCATATGTACTACTTCCTTCATATAGTGCAAAAGAAGCTTGAGATTGACTTGTTCTAGCTGCTGTGCTTCTTCCTGTAAATGTAGAGTAATTGTCTCCTGAACCACTTACACTTGATCTATTTATTTGTAACCAACTTGTACCATCTAAACTAAAATAGATATTAGTTCCTGAACAGGCAATTAGGCCATCGCCATAAACAAAAAGCCCTAATATACCATTAGAGCTATTGGGTCTTGCTGCACTACCTCCACCGTAAAGTGTGTAACCATTTATTCTTCTGTAACCACCATCAGGATCAACCTCAAAGTTTTGTAACTCTGTTGCAAATCCGGGTTGTTGTAACATTTGAAATTGATTAAGATTAGTGTTTAAGCCCCCTTGACAAGATAAACCAAATGCTTGCATAGTCATATTTAATCGAACCTAATTCTATCATCAGACATATAAGTTGGAACAGTCCCTATTAAGTTCTCCCTCATACTTTTTAATCCCTTCTTATAATCTTCTAGGGCAAAAGCGGCCATTTGAGGGTTGTCTTTAAATTGATATGTATAATATCTAGCTTTAGATAATATAACTGTTTTATACAAATCGGGAAAGACTACTGCATCATCATGATCGGATAGTTGAGTAGGAAGATCATAAGCAAAGAACCAAACTTTATAAGCCTTATCTGGAATAGGACTAAGCCCAAACTTTCTTGCATCAGGACTTCTTATAACAAAGTTGGGTTCTCCTCCTACTGCTTGATCTGCATCATCAGCATTTTCTCTAGCTCTTCTAAAGTCTTTCCATTTTTCTGTAGTTACGAATCTTAAATTTTTAGAAACATAAGGAGCAGATTCACCACTAACACCTATAGTTGTTAAATAGAAATTATCCCAATCTATAGAACCATAGTCATCTTTTAGGGCTGAACTAGCTGCTTTTAATTCGTACCACCTAGTATCGGCTGTAGTCTCTACAGAAACATTACCATACATAGGATCAGTAGCTCCACTTTCGGCGGTAGCTAGAAAAGGCCATTGCGGTTCTTCATTTACTATATCTAAGTATGATCTGTTTATACAATCTTTTGCGTGTGCTTGAATACCTACAGCACTGGAAAAAGTTGAAGAAGTTAGTACAACCTCATTCAACTCTCTTAGTAATTCATTTGTTAATTGAAGATATGTTGTTGCCATTAGTTCTCTCTAGCTCCATTATGATTAGGAGGTTTATTAGGATTTCTAAAAAGTCTTTCGTAGTTTTCGTCAAATTTTTTCTTGTCTTCGTGTTTATAAAATTTACTACGAATTTTAATTTTATTTTTTGGATTAAACCTAACTGGGTTTTTTTCACTTCCTAATTGTGGCATAACATACTCCGTTATTTACAAGTACAGTATTTACATTCACAACTTTTATTTGTACAAGACATTTGAATTTCTCCTAAAAAAATTAAAGGGGGCCATATTTCAGACCCCCAATAATATTCAACTACTAGTCAATACCGTAGAAGGCAGAAACTAATGCATTGGCGCGTAGTACTTTGGAACCATAAACATGGAGTCCACGTACAATATCACCAAAACTATCAGGATCACGAATTACCTCAGTACTAGTAATAGTCTGAGCAGTTGCCGTAGATGACATATGACCACCAATACACTTACCTGCTGCATTAGAGGTAGAAGCAATATTGTTAGTCTTGTACATATCAAATCCACGTAACTTACCAGTTGATACTAGTCCATTACGGATTGAACCTTGACCTGCGTTGTAATCAACAGACAGTAGTTTAGAAGAACTTTGAACAAGTACTTCATAGAACTCAGGATTCGCTAGGAACCATCGTCCTTCTTCTGGAACATTTTGCTCATCCAGTAAACGTGCCATATGTGAAAGCACATCAATAGGATCGTGTTCGCCAGAAGCAAAACCAATGTCTAGATTACCAGTACCGTCAAAAGTACCTGCCGCTAGATCAGTTGCGCTATCAGAACCTAAAATATGATTAGGGCTGGCTGCGGATACTCCAGAGAACATTGTTGCGATAACGCCCTCGTCAAAAGCATCTTTAATTGCATAAGCTGCGGAAGATGCAGCAACCTCACGCCAGTTTACGTGTGACATATTACTTTCAATGTCATCTACGATAAACTTGAATGCGTTTGCTGTATCAACGACCAAAGTTAGTTCTTGGTCAGTGAGCTTAGTTGCAGTTACATCCTGTCCTCTTTCATACTGATAAACAGTGATTTCAGGTTCTTTGATGATCTTTACAGAATCACCATAATTGTTAATCTCTCCCGCGTAATCTGTATTGGTAATTGCTTCCGCTACAGATGACTTCCTAAAGAAATTTAGGACTGTCTTGGAATAGACAGCAGGTAAGAAAAACGAATTATTTTGACCCGAAGTAGAATTAGCAAAGTTTGCGTTAGTATCCGTACTCGGTTCAAAATATTGGTCAGATTGATTATAAGCCATTGTAATATCTCCTCAAAAACTTATTTAGCTATTCTGCCCTCTGACAATGCTTGTTTGATTTCATCTTCATATCTATCAAACTGGTCAAGGGACATATTAGCAATTTCTCTTTCTGTCCAAACTTTAGGAGCTTTCGCGTCCACCGCTGTTGTTTTTGTAGACACCATATCGGCGGCAGACCTTCTCTCCTGTTTTTTGGACTGCCTCTTTTGTGGTGACTGAGATATACCCTTTTCCATTTTGTAGAGGTCAATAGCGCGACTAGCTAAAGTTGCATCACTATTATTTGCATAAACCCATCTTTGTATATCTTCAGGTTGTTCTTTAGCCCAATCGTGAAAAGCATCATCTCCCCTTATATCTTCAAAATCAGGGTGACGTTCCTTCAGCACTGTTTCGGCTTCACGTTTTAAAATATCAGCTTCACGTTCTTGTAAAGATGATAATTGCTGACGCAATGCTTCAGTTTGATTTTCACTTTGTAAATGAGCTACAGTTTCAACTGTTTCATACAAGTCTGGATTTTTACGTTTAAACTCCTGAAGTTCTTCTAAAGTCTTTGGAGCTTTATACTTAGGTGCTTTTTCGGCAGCATCTGCAAGAAGCTCTTGTTCCTTTTGTTTGAACTCAGCAAGTCTATTATCGTAATGTTTCTTTAGATCATCATACCTCTTCTTATAATTAACATCTTTAGATTTTTTATCAGGGGGCGTTTCAGAATCTTCTGAAGGCGTAGCCTGTTCATCTTCGGACGGTGCATAAAAAAGTCCATCAGCACTTTCCATCTTTGGTTTGTCTGGTTTATGCCATGCCTTTTTTGCATTATAAGGATTTGGTTGTTTTTCCTCCACAGGATTAGTTTGTGTCTCAGCCATAATACTTCCTCCACGGGGCTTGAAAGGTTTAAAAGGTAGCCATTACAATGAATTATTTGTACGGATAATTCGGTAAGGGGCTTTTACTTCAAGGTAGCCGTTATCGTTGTCTAACATTAAGACTTGGCATCTGATTAGAAGACATCATAACTTTATTCATGTTACCTGCTAATTCTTCTTCCTCGTCTTTTCTCATTAAACCACCATCATAAGCACGTTCAGCTTCATCCATCATAACTTGAAGGTTGTCTGCACCTATTTGATCAGTGGCTTTCTTGGTCATCACAAATTCACCGTCAGATAATCTGGCGGGTATCGAATCTGAGACTCCCGTTCCCGGCCCTGTAACTTCTCCAGAGCCAGTAAACTCAGAAGCCGTTCCTACAACTTTATCAAAGATAACACTAAGTTGTGGATCGTCTTCTAAAGTATTCATTAAATACATTTGTTCATCTGATGTTAAAGATTCATTTAACACAAAATCTATAAATTCGTCTTCCATTTGTTCATCTGGAAGTTGTGAAGCTTTTGCTTCTGCCATTTCTTCTGGCGGTATATTCGGGTATGTGTCTACTACTGGAGCTTCTGTATTTTCCATTTCTGGAGGTACTAGCATTGAGCCTCCTTCTTGTTTTTGTTTTCTTTCTTCAGGAGTAGCAACAGCTACAGTTACAGCAACATCAGGTTGAGCTAATAAAGCTTCTTTTTTCTTTGCTCGTCTTGCTTTGCGACTTTTATTTCTTTTAGCCATTTACTTACTCCTGTGTGTTTTCTGTACTTCAAAGTTCGCTGATAGAGAAGCACCTTTATGAGCTTTAAACTTGCCTGTATGCTTCATAAGTTTGTAGCTTCCTTTCTTTTGCTTCATCCAGTGATAACCGTCTGGTGCTTTAACTCTCACAATTATTCCTCTCCTAATATTTCATTTACTATTCTTAACTTCTCTTCTGCGGCACTAACTTTTTCTATTAGTTTATCTACCTCTTCAATTAAATCAGGATGTTCTGCAACTCCTACAGGATTAGTAAAATAATTTTCCATATTAACAGCCAGTACCTGAAGCTCTGATTCGTATTTAGATATTAAAGCTCTGAGTATTAATGTTCTCATTTTGTTGATTCTAAATCGTCTGACTCATCATGTTGTGTAGGATGAATAATAGGTTCTAGTTCATCTTGCATCTGTTCAGATAAAGTTTGAATTTTCGTATCACACCATCTTTCTTCTTTCCATTCATTATATGGTACAAACTTTCTTTTGTGATACGACCAGTACCTGCCTTCATAGCTAGGTGTCTCTTCCTTTAGCTTCTTCAACTTCATCCTTCAACCGCTCTAGGAGTTCCAGCGAACTGATCTTCCCCTGACTGCGGAACATTTCCTGTTCCGATGTTGCCCCCACCAGTACCCGTAACTCCAAGTTGCGGAGGTTGTTGAGGTGTTCCTTCAAGCCCTCCCATGCCTCCTTGTTGCTCGTTAGGAGTGAGAGGCGTTTCGCCAGTTGCTTGTCCAACATTATTTTGCATCCCTATAATTTGAGCCATAATAGCTGCTTCTTCTGGATCATTGAGTATTTCATCAGGATCAAGATCAAGCGAGTATGCAAGCTCTCCAATGAGTTTATTAACCTTAACAAACGGAGCAATAGCAGGATTCTGAATACTTTGAAGAAATGTAGTAAGCCTTTGGCTTCGTACTTCTTTCTGCATAAGACTTGCTGTACCAGTAGCCTTAACTTCTAAATCTCCTTTTACTCCTAATTTACTTTCTAAGAATTGCATATTCCATTGAAAGTATGCTTCACCTAAAGGTTTTAAAAGAAAGTCATCTAAGTTTTTAATAACTGTCTTTATATTTAATGAAGCTGCTCCAAGTAGCATCGACATCCCTGATGCTGTTCTTGTCATACTTTGAACTCCAGTTTGACCATGTGAGTAACTTGGTATACCTGTTTGTTCATCTGCAAGTTGTCTAAACTTATCAAACATCATCATATTTTCTGTAGATGTATTAGGAAACTTAACTCCATTAATTGCTGTACCCGGAACTCCTGCTTGTCTACGGAATACCTTACCCGGATATATTTCCATTGTCTGACCACCAACAAGGGCAGTCTCATCTACATCAAATACTAATGAACCTGATAATGCTAGATTATCTATAGCCATACGTGCATGACCATTCATAATCTTTTGAGAGTCATCCATGTTTTCAGCAACACCAATGCCAAAGAAACTGTATGGATTTTTCTCATAAGAGAAAGCATGATATGGAATACGATGTGGTGTAAATGGATTAATTACTGCTCGTAATACTTTTCCATTTGAAACCCAAGCATTAATCTGTACTTCATCAAGATCGTCTACATCATCACTAAGTTCCATTCCTACTTCACGGGCATATTGAGCATCCATTATACCCCAATACTCTAGAACTTCATACTTAGCCGAACCTATATCCGACATTCTATTATCGTCTTTTAGTTCGTATTCATAATCTTTTTCTTCGTAGTTTGGACCCATTTCTAAACAACCTCGTATCTGATCTTTATCAAAATACGGAAGTTTAGATAAGCTTCTAAATTGTGAACGATTTAATTTATGTCTATGAATAACAAATTCACATTCATTTATACTAGTTGCATTTGGGTCTGGAAAGAAATCCCAAATACTTACAAACTCAATTCGAGGTACACGCACTTCTACTGGATTATATGTACGCTCTCCATCCTCATTATCATCCCATCTATTAAGAGTTTTATTAAAATTAAATGGCCCTTTAACTATACCTGTCCCAAATAATGAAGATTCAAATAAAGCATTTCTTATTTCACTAGCTCCGTTAGATTCTTCAATCTGATCATGTATAAGCTTTTCCATTCTCCTTGCTGCTTTCTGAGCAGGTTTCATTTCAGGAATCTGTGGATTAGCTGATGCCCCTTCTACTAAAGAACCTTCTGCCTGTTTATCTAATGGTCCTTCAAATTTCCCTGTACCATAAGTAGCTCCGGGCTTTAATGTTCTTCCATCTCCTTCATATCCTACATCAAAAGGATCATCGGTAGGTTGCTCTTCTTGCTCTCCTACACTCGTTTCAATTCCGGGTACAGGATTAGCTGTATCTAAGTGTGCAATTTCTGGAACACCTTCAGGTACTTTAGTTTCAGATACACCTATAGGAAATTTATTTCCACCAAAAATAACATCTACTAATTGTCCAAAGGCTGCTAGTACTTTTGTCTTAGTTACTTTAACAAAAACTCTAGACTTTTCTGATTCTCTAAATTTAACATTCTTTGGATAAAGACCACGATAATTATGATAAGCGGTCATCCATCTACCTTCATCAGCATCTCTAGCCAATTCAGAAGATGTAAATCTATCTTGAATAAGACCTGCAAGTTTATTATTTAACTCAGGTTCAAGATTAAGATTCATTCCTTCTTCATTTTCTACTGATTCAAAATAAATACCATCAGCATTTTGTATTAAAGTATTTTCTTCTTCAGCCATATAAAAACCTTAAAAAACCATGAACGCCACCATAAGCAGCGTCCACGATTAAACAGTTACGATCTATTGATCAGGTGTAGCACCTAAATGTAAGAACTCAATTAAGAAAGTTACAGTTGTTGCTGCTGTAGCCAGATCAGCTCCAATTGGAGTTAGTCGCATATACAAAGTTCTTGCAGAAGCAGTATACAAAGTAGCTGCAATCACAATAGCTTCACTAGTCGCAGGACCACCCACTACACCTGCTGTTGTAGCTGTACTTACAAATTGGTTTGCTGCATGACCATGTGAATCTTGAACAAGGTATAAAGGTGCATTAGCTGACCAAGTTACTGCTGATCCACCATCATCTAGGATAGCTTCTGTTGCAATAATCTGAGTACCTCCTGAAGAGGTTCCTAAACTAAAATCTACATCATTACCACTTCCACCTGCTGTAACAATATTTCCTGCCGGAACAGCAATAATGTTACGAATAATAGTATCAGCAGGTTGTGTAAAACTAACATCAGTGTTTGTATCATCTGTTACTGCAATAGTTCCTGTAGTTACAGAAGTCCAAGATGTCAGCATATTATCTGCCATCTCTCTTACATCACCTGTTCTAGCAGAATTTCTACCTGTGTCTCTTACGTTATATACTGGATTTGCCATTGGTTGTTTCCTCGTTTGAGTTATAAAATTATTTTACTAATAGCCAAATTCACTATCAGCCGGGGTATAAGCCTGTTCCAAATGTAGATTTCTTATTCTGCTAAATGAATCCTGAATTCTTGGTCTAGACATTATTAAATAACGCAAAGCATCATACGCATGATCTGGCGCATGAGTATCTACGTCTTCTGAATTGTTTTTATCCAGAGGAATACTTTGCAGTTCACGTATCAGGTTAGGGCAAGTATTAAAAATTTGCAAGCGTGGCCTACCGCTTTGTTGAACTCGTAAGTATTCGTGGATTTGTATCTTTCCTTGTACTCTATTTTTATCAGCCCTTCGTAGTTTGTGACCTGCACGAATTAGGGACTCTCCTACTGTTGGGCCTGTAGTACCTGTCCTAGCCCACGCTGCCGTGTCTAAAACTCCTTGAACAGAATATGGATCAGTTAACTCCATCTCTGTTATTAATCTTCCTAAATCTTCTCCGGTTAATCCTTTACGATATAACTCTCGGTAAATAATTAAGGTTCCGTCTGTGGGATCAACTGTCCCCCATATACAAGCACTTTCAGAAGAATAACCATAGTCAACACCTTTAACACGCTCCCAAGATATAGGAATTTCAAAAGGAGTTATAACATGAGTATCTAAATCAAACTCAGTAAAAGCTGCTCCTTCATTAACATCCCAATTACCTTCTAGTAGCTGCTTACGCTGTGTAGGCGGTAATGCCTTGAGCATTTCCTCATATCGCCCATCTTCAGCTAAATAAGGATTATCGTCTAGTCTAGCCGGAATAAACTTTCTTGTTAAATTATCCTCTCCTGTAAATGATTCATTAGGAGGATAAGGGTCAACATATCTTTTCTTTACCCATGTAGCTCCAACACCACCCGGATTAGCCGTACATCTCATATAAGGCGTTATCTCAGGGTCGGTCGTTCTTAGGCGAGAAGCGAGATAGTTCCATCCAAACTCAGTGGGCAAGTGAGTAATCTCGTCAAAACCAATCCAAGAATAGGCTTGGCCTTGATACCGATAGACATCGGCATCTCGCTCTAAGAAGCCGAACTCTACTTTGGCTCCGCTAGGAAAGTTCCAAAGCTTTTCAACTTCTTTGTACTTACAACCCGGAAAGGCTTTAGGATAAAGCTCTCTGCTTTTATCTATAAGCTCCCGTAGTTCTGGCATAGATCTCCTAAGTATTAAAGCTCTATGCGCTGCTCTGTGTGCAAAGCGTAGTGGATCAATAAGCATTGCATATGACTTACCACCCCCTGCCGCTCCACCATAAAGTACATCTCGTTCTGGTGCAGCTAAGAAGTCTGTCTGCGGCCCTTCGTTGGCCTTGAAAATAACATTCTCTTCGACTTCTTGTTTTAAAGATTTTGAAACTTTCTTTAAAGTATCTTCTGTTACAACTTTATTAACTGTTTTCTTTTCTAGTTTATTTAAAGTTTCTTTAGATGCGTTTAATGAATCTCTTTTTGCATCTAATCTTTGTTTAAGTTTATCGGCACTTTTCTGTTTAGTTCGTATAGTTCTTCGTGCTTTAATCTTGGCTTTGGTTTCTGAGTGGAAGTTATAGCCTCTACTCTTTGAACCTTTTGGTCTGCCAGTCTTTTTACGGGGAGTACCATCCTTCTTGAGTACAAAGCTCCCGTCTTCATTCGTTAAGTAATTCTGTGGATTCTCTTTCCAATCTTCCATTTGATATAATCTTTTTTAATCCTGTGTGGCTTAAGGGTCTTCCTGTTTTATGTTCTATCCACTGACTTCCTTCTCGTAAAGATAATAAATCATCTTTTACCATAGATGCTACAACCTTTAAAGTATCTAATTGAGTATCAATAGGCTCTAGGGTTTTATTATCCTCTCCTAGTTCATACCCAAATGGAATTGTACTACTCGATCTCTGCTTTCGCATCTATAATAATCTCTTCTTTAGCCGGAAGTATAAACAAACCTCCTTCAACTTTATGATTAACATCTAAACTATCTTTTTTGCCAAGACCTATACGGTCTAGAATTGTCTGTGCTGCTTGCATACGAACACTAGCCTGTGGTATAGGCTCATCAGAGTCCATAATCTTTACAAGCTTCATGGCAGCTTTCGGAGCAGACTGGGCTAAGATACCAGAGGCCATGTCGATGATCTCATGCTTTAGTGCTTTGGCAACTTGCCAGTGGCCGTTCTTTGCATATCCAGAAAGCTCCGCAGCCTTCTTTAGATCACCTCCCGTAGTCATAAGATTATCCAGAAAGTTCTGTTGCTTAGTTGTTAATTCTTTTCTCATTTTATATATTATACACCTGTTTAAGCAATCTGTCAAGTAAAATCGTATTTAAATTGTAATTAATTGTAACAAGGTATTGACAGAATTGGAATCTGAGTGTATAATAGTATTATGTAGCCCACCGGGTTGCATATATATATATATCTATAATCTCCCTCGCGCAATAAATCTATTAAGCCCACTGGAGACTTTGTAGTTCCGCATCAAACTAGTTTACAACTAATTCCTCTAAAAATGTATATGATTTAGTATATATAGGGGTGGGGGGGCATGGGCTCCTGCCGTCGCCATCGCGCTCGCGTGTATCGCGCACGTTCCTCTCTGTATGCTTTGTTTATTGCGCGGATTGCTCCGTAGTCTTACAGCATTCTACTTTGTAGCTCTCTGCACTCTCTGTAGCTCTCTGCACTCTCTGTAGCTCTCTGCACTCTCTGTAGCTCTCTGCACTCTCTGTAGCTCTCTGTAGCTCTCTTCGCTCTCTATAGCTTCTCTTCTTCTTCTATATAGCTTTGAAGCTTTTCAAGTTTACAGAGAGTCACAGAGACTATTGAAAGTATCTAGAATACTTTGAGAGACTCCACAAGCGATAGAAATCAATAACCTAGCTCATTATCTACCGAGCACAAAAAAACCCACCAGAGTTAACATAGTGGGTTTTAGAAATACTGCTGAAATTATGGGTTTAGACGGAGCGCTCCCAAACACGCTTAAATTTCCCATGACGGATAATTCTAGAATAACCCACAATGCCGCCATAATCATTGATAGGCGTAATTTTATCGACTGAGCCCATGTACATATTTTCTTCTTGAGCTACTAGCGTCCAGCGCCAGTCTAATTGAGTTAATAAAATTTTTAAATAAAACATGTTCTATGCTCCTATGTTGGCTAGTTCTTATACCTTATTATCCATATTTTGA